GTTGGTGATGCAAACCCAAAAGCCATAAAGCAGGAAGCCTAAACAGATTATTGGTTGAGTTGGCAATTGCCACAAAGATACCAATGAGTGAATGGGTTGATGCGGATGACATATTAACAGCGATCGAAGTATTGGAGGCAAGGAATGGCTAAAGAAACCATTGCATACAATAAAAACGATCTGCGTGATATTTACAAGGCTTTCAAACTTATGGATGACCAAGCAACAGAGGAAGCAAGAACTCAATCTGCTGCTCTGGCTTATTTTGCATCGGAGGAAATTAAACAGGCAGCTCGAACTCGAACAAAGGCTGGCAAGGTTGCGGAAAGAGTCGCAGAAGGCGTTAGCATCTCTAAGTCCAGCAAAATCGGTGAGTTCCGTTATGGTTTCGCAAGACAAAAGTTTTCAGGTGGTGCTACAACGCAAACCCTATGGGGTGGAGTTGAGTTTGGATCTAATAAGTTCAAGCAGTTCCCTACATATTCAGGACGGCAAGGCAGAGGTTCAAGAGGTTGGTTCATCTATCCAACCCTTCGCAAAATTCAGCCTGAATTGATTAACAAATGGGAACAGGCTTTCAATCGCATCATTAAGGAATGGGTCTAATGGCTACCGGTAATCGCACATTAAAGTTATCAATCCTTGCCGATGTTGATGACTTAAAAAAGAAGCTAGGCGAAGCGGACAAAGCGGTCGAAAGTAATTCAAGCAAGATTTCAGAGTTTGGCAAGAAGGCTGCTGCTGCTTTTGCAGTCGCTGCTGCTGCTGCCGTTGCCTATGGCACTAAATTAGCCGTTGATGGGGTCAAGGCTGCCATTGAGGATGAGGCTGCTCAGTTAAGGCTGGCTGCTGCCTTACGCACCGCCACAGGGGCTACTGAGGATCAAATTGCAGCAACTGAGGCTTATATCCTTAAAACATCTTTAGCAACTGGCGTGGCTGATGACCAACTGCGTCCAGCGTTACAAAGATTAGCAGTTTCGACAAAAGATACTGAGGAAGCACAAAAACTTTTAAACCTATCTTTGGATATTGCCAAAGGTCGAGGATTAGAACTTGAAACTGTTGCCAATGCTTTAGGCAGGGCTCAGGATGGAAACACCACAGCTCTAGGAAGATTGGGACTTGGTTTATCCAAAGCAGAATTATCAACCCTTTCATTTACCCAAGTTCAGGAAAAATTATCAAATCTTTATGGTGGAGCAGCAGCTGCTAACGCTGAAACATTTCAAGGCAAAATTGATCGCTTAAAAGTAGGATTTGATGAAGCCAAAGAATCTTTGGGTGTCGCTTTACTTCCAGCCGTTGAAAGTTTTATTGGATTCTTAAATGAAACAGGCATACCAACGCTAAATGCGTTTATTGCAGGATTGACTGGCGATCAAGGATTAAGTGCAGGACTGGCACAAAGCCAAAAGGGTGCTGAAACATTTGGAAAAGCAATTGGTGCGCTTGCAGATATATTAAAGGGATTTATTAATTTTGTTAGAGAGGTAGTCGGTGGATTAACTGAACTAGCCAACCAAGCAATTCGATTTGCTAACCTTGCTAAACCCGGAGCAGATATTGGTTATATTCCAAATGTTTCCCCAAGTGCAAGTCAGGCTGGAATGTTAGGCGCAGCACCATTGCCAGCAGTTCCAGCAAACACCAGAGAAAGCCGAACACCAACAGTAAATAACATTACAGTTCAAGCCGTAGATTCTGAGGGTGCTGCTAGAGCAGTTGCTAAGGTCATTAATCAGAGTTCATCAAGATCAGTTCCACAGCTCTATAACAGCGGCATCACTAGAGCGAGATAATGTCAGTCTTTACGCCTGAATATAAGTTAAGCATCAATGGTGTGGAATACACCGATGTTGCTATCTCTGATATAGCCCATCAAGCGGGGCGTGAGGATATTTACGCACAACCAACCCCATCTTATATTCAAATTGCATTAGTGGCTTTAAACAATGAAAACTACAATTTCCAAGTTAATGACGGAATAGCATTACAGGTTAAAGACAGCACTAATGTTTTTAGGACTTTATTTGGTGGCAACATTACAGACATTACTACCGAGGTTGCATCAGCTAGTAGCATTGCCGAAACCTTTACTTATACAATCATTGCTTTAGGTTCATTGGCTAAATTGCCCAAGGTTATCTATGACGGCACATTGGCTCGAGATGATGATGGCGACCAAATGTTTGAATTGCTATCTGATTTATTCCTGAATAACTGGAATGAAGTGCCAGCAGCTGAAACATGGGCTGGATATGAACCAACAGTTACTTGGACAAATGCGGAGAATCTAGGACTTGGCGAAATTGATCGACCAGGAGTTTATGAAATATCAAACCGAGGTGCAAACCCGGATACTGTCTATAACATTGCAAGCCTTATTGCTGACAGCGCATTTGGTGTTTTGTATGAGGATAATGAAGGTCGCATTGGATATGCCGATGCTGTGCATAGACAGAACTATCTTGCTAATAATGGTTACACAGAGATTTCAGCAAACACGGCTTTTGGAGCAGGATTAAAGGTTTTGACTCGGGGCGCAGATGTCCGCAACGATGTATTTCTAAATTACGGCAATAACTTTGGTTCACAGGTAAGCGCAATTGATTTAGACAGTATTGAGGTATTTGGTTACAGAGGCGAAACGATCAACACAGTCTTGCATGATGCCACCGATGCTCAATCTGTCGCTAATCGGTTTATATCTTTAAGATCCTATCCAAGAGCCTTATTTGACAGTATTACATTTCCATTGACTAACTCAGCCATTGATGATGCAGACCGAGATGCCTTGCTTGGGATCTTTATTGGTCAGCCAATGCGAATAACAGACTTGCCGGTTCAAATAGCCCCATCAGGACAGTTTGAGGGTTATGTGGAAGGCTGGCGTTGGAGCACTAGATTCAACGAATTGTTTTTGACCATAAATCTAAGCCCGATCGAATTCTCTCAAGTTGCAGTTCAATGGGAGCAAGTATCAGCCTCAGAGGCATGGAACACTTTATCCGCTATACTAACATGGGAAAATGCGATTGGAGCAGTAGCCTAATATGGCAAACACTACGAACTATAATTGGGAAACACCAGACGACACCGATCTGGTTAAGGATGGCGCAGCTGCTATTCGCACGCTTGGTTCATCTGTTGATACAACGACAAAAGCTTTAAATCCATCAACAACTCTTGGCGATATTGAATATCGTTCAGCAACAGCAAATACAAACACAAGACTTGCAATTGGATCAACTGGACAAGTTTTAACAGTTTCTGGAGGCGTGCCAACTTGGGCAACTTCCGATGATGCTAATGCAATTCAAAATGCAATAGTAGATGCTAAGGGAGATATTATCGCAGCAACTGCTGCTGATACACCTGCAAGACTTGCAGTTGGCGCAAATGGAACTGTCCTAACTGCCGATAGTGCAGAGGCTACTGGACTTAAATGGGCTGCACCTGCTGGCGGTTCAACATTCGCTGGTGCAGATGTTTGGCAAAGCGTTGCAGTAAGTATGAGCAACAATACACAAACTGCTATGACTTGGACAAACGAAAACTTTGATACAGATTCTTACCACAGCACTTCTACCAATACTTCAAGAATGACAATTCCAACTGGTAAAGGTGGAAAATATCTTGTAACAGCACAAATGGGATTTAACGCTAACACTACTGGTTTTAGAGATATTTCAGTTTTTGTAAATGGAACAAAGAAAAAAGAAATAGGTTGGAGTCCACTTCCTGCTTATCCACAAGTTGCTATTAGTGCAGTAGTTGAGGTTGTTGCCACAGATTACATTGAAATTTTCTGTAAACAAGATAGCGGAAGCACACAAGCAACAGACCCAGGGCAAAGTTATGCTTGGTTCACAATATCTTATTTAGGAGCGTAATATGGAACTATGGGAAAAAATTGTAGAAGCATATCCAGAAATAAATCCAACTGATAATTTTGAAAGACTTGGCATTTATTTACAAGATGATAGTGATGGCGTTGGTGCTTATATTGCCAAGTGGGAATACAGCAAACCAATTCCAGAGGGCTTAACACTAGGCAAACCCTCAGCATAATCTTGAGGAATTGTGCCGATGAAACCCTACCTATCTAAAGCAGCTGTGCAATTACGGGAGCAGATCGATGATTCCTTCCCAGAGCGTAGCCG